CCTTTGAAAAATCCACAAGATACAAACATATAGGGGGATTTAAAGAAAGATGGTGTTATTTATATGAAAACAAAAGAAATTGAAGAGATTTTAAAGAAAATCCCAGAAGAAAAGACTAATGAAGCCACATTAATAGCAAATGAATTGAAGTTCATATTAAAAACAATAACTGAATTAAAGAAAGATATTGAGGAAAAAGGAGCAGTAGAGCATTTTATAAATGGAAAGCAAGATTTCTTAAGAGAAAGTCCTGCATTAACAGGTTATAACAAAATGATGAAAACATATGACACATTTTATAAAAATCTAATTGCTTTAGTACCTAAAGAAGAATTAACAAGTGAAGATGACTTTGATTCTGATGAACTATGACATATATAGAAGAATATTATAAATGGATTGAAGAAAATCCTAATAAAGTAGGAAATAAAGTAAAAACAATCTATAAGAGAATAGTGGAAAATATAAAGAAAGAGGAGAAAGTAACATTTCACAATAAACTATCTGGAGAAGATGAAACACATACTTATATCTTTGATGAAAAGAAAAGTTTAAGATGTATTCATTTTATTGAGAAGTACTGTAGACAATCTAAAGGAAAATGGAATGGAAAACCTTTAAAGTTAGAATTATTCCAGAAAGCATTTCTACAGACTTTATTTGGATTTGTAGATAAAGATACTGGATTAAGAAAATATAGGAAAGCTATTCTATTTGTAGCAAGAAAAAATGGAAAATCAGTTCTAGATAGTGCAGTAGCAAATTATATGCTAACAAAAGACAATGAAGGTGGTGCTGAAATATATTCAATAGCAACTAAAAGAGATCAATCTAAAATAGTGTGGGAAGAGTCAAAAAAGATGATAAAGAAAAGTCCTGCATTAGCAAAGAGAATAAGATGTCTAGTAGGTGGAATATATTATGATGCAGCTGATTCAAGTTTTAGAGCATTAGCATCTGATAGTAACTCTCTAGATGGATTAAATGCTCATTTAGTAATAGCAGATGAAGTTCATGCTTGGAAAGATAAGAATCTGCTAGATGTTATGTATGATTCTATGAGTGCAAGGGAGCAACCATTATTAATTGAAACATCTACAATGGGAATTGTTAGACAAAATGTTTTTGATATTGAATATGATTATGCAGCTCAAGTAATAGATGGAACTATACAAGATGATGTATTACTTCCAGTTATTTATGAATTAGATAATGAGAAAGAATGGACAGATGAAGAGTGCTGGTATAAAGCAAATCCATCATTAGGAAAAATCAAATCATTAAAATCATTAAGAGAGAAAGTAGAAAGAGCAAAAGCAAATCCTATAGAATTAGTCAACTTATTATGTAAAGACTTCAATGTAAGACAAAATAGTATCAATTCATGGCTAACATTTGAAGATTTGAATAATGAAGAGATATATAGTGAATGGAAAGATTGTTATTGCATTGGTGGATGTGATTTATCAAGTACTACTGACTTGACCTGTGCAACATTGCTAGGAGTAGTAAAAGGAAAATTAAGAGTAAAGCAAATGTATTGGATTCCTGCTAACTTTTTAGAAAAGAAAGTTACAGAAGATAAAATCCCATATGATAAATGGTTAAAGAATGGATGGTTAAGACTAAGTGGAGATTCCAAGATAGATTATCATGATGTAACTAAATGGTTTTTAGAAGAAGTACAAAATAATGACTTAAGACCATTATGGGTAGGTTATGATAGTTGGAATGCTCAATTCTGGTGTGATGAAATGAGAGAATATGGATTTACAATGCAAGAGATAAGACAAGGTTATAAGACAGAATCAGCACCATTAAAACAAATGAAAGCTGATTTGATGGATAAAAAGATAAATTATAACAACAATCCTATACTGAAATGGAACTTATCAAATGTTGTAGTAAAAGTAGATGATAATGAAAACATAATGCTATCAAAAGAGAAAGCAAGACATAGAATAGATGGAGCAGCTTCTTTGATGGATGCTTATGTCATCTATGTAAATAGACAACAGGAATATTTGAATTACATTAGTGAGGAGGTAATCTAATGAATATTAGAAGTTTATTTAGTACTATCTTTGGAAGTGATAATAGTACTAAAGCACCAGATACAGCAACAGAAGTAAAACTATTAGATGATAGAAAAGCAGTATTCACTCCATATAAAGGAGATTTCCATAATGATCCAGATGTAATGAAGTGTGTAGATGCAATAGCAAGAAATGGAGCTAAAATGCATCCAAGACATATTAGGAACTTCAATGGAAGAATGGAAAACTTAAAAGGTAACTTATACAAGTTATTAGCAAAACAACCAAATGAGATACAAAATGCATATCAATTTTATTATCAAGTAATATCAAATCTAGAATTATATAATGACTCTTTTATTTATGTTCAAAGAGATAACAATCTAAAAGTGACAGGATTATATCCTTTAGACTTTAGTGAAGGTAAATACTATGAATATCAAGGAAAGATATGGTTAAAGTTCAAATTTGGTAGAAGTAAAGAAAGATTTATTCCATATGATAGTTGCATCCATTTAACTAGATTTGTAGGAGAAGATGGATTATTTGGTGGAAGTACAAAGCCAATAATAAAAGCATTATCAATAAAACACGTGTTAGATGAAGGAATAGTAAATGCTATTAAAACAACTCAATCAATAAAAGGTGTTATCAAATCAACTAAAGCAATGTTAAAACCAGAAGATGTTAAAAAGATGAGAGACCAATTTGTAAGAGACTTTGTAAGAGAAGGAGATAGAAGTGGAATAGGTGGATTAGATGCAACTACTGAGTTTACTCCAGTAAAAATAGAGCCAACTACTGCAAGTGAATCTCAAGTTAATAGCATAGATAAAAAGATACTTTCTTACTTTGGAGTAAGTGAACATATAGTTCAAAGTAATTATTCTGAAGATGAGTGGAATGCATTTTATGAGAGTGTATTAGAGCCAATAGGATTACAAATGAGTTTAGAGTTTAGTAATAAACTATTTACTCCAACTGAGAAGAACTTTGGAAATGAAATAATATTTGAAAGTAATAGACTTCAATATGCAAGTAATAACACAAAGATAAGTTTATTAAGATATGCAAATAACATAATGACTATCAATGAATTAAGAGAAGTATTTAATTTAGCACCTAGAGAAGATGGAGATGTCATAATGCAAGACCTTAACCATATAGATAGTTCAATAGCAAATGATTATCAAGTAGGAGAGGATAACAATCCTACAGATGAAAATAATGAAGGAGGTAATTCCAATGAAGGAGAAGGAAATTAGAAAACTAGATTTACAATTTAGAGCTGAAGATACTGAAGATGGAAAAATGGAAATAAAAGGATATGCTGCAGTATTTAATAGTCCAGAGACTTATGACTATACTGAAGTAATTGATCCAAAAGCATTTGATGAAGCAGATATGTCTGATGTAGTTCTAAGATATAACCATAATGATAGTTTTATGGTATTAGCAAGAACTAGAAATAAATCATTACAATTAGATGTAGATGATAAAGGATTATTAATAGATGCTACATTACAAGATGATATAACAGACCATAGAAACATCTATAATGCTATAAAGAGTGGATTAATAGATAAGCAATCATTTGCATTTACAGTAGAAGAAGATTCATATGACTATGATACTGATACTAGAACTATCACAAAGATAGGAAAGTTATTTGATGTATCAGTAGTAGACCAACCATTCTATAATGCAACTGATGTATCTGTAGCAAGAGATTTAAACAATAATGACTTCTTAGAGAAGAGAGAAAAGATAAGAAAAGAAGTAGAAGAAAAGAAAGCTGAAGAAGAAAGACAAAAGAAACTACAAGAAGCAAAAGACAAGTTGTTATCAATATTAGATTAATATGTCAATGAAAGAACATCTGGAGAGATGTTTTTTTGTTACTGGAGAGTAACTAAGACATTTTAATAGATTGCTGGAGAGCAGTTTTATAGGAGTTTAGGATGCCTAAAAGAACTAAAAATTAAGGAGGGCAGATTATGTCAAGAAAAGAAGAAATCGAAGCTCGCAAATTAGAAATTCGCGAAGAAGTAGAAGCAACTGAAGAAGTTGAAAAAATAGAAGAACTTACAGAAGAAGCTGAAGCTTTAAATGAAGAAGAAAAACAAATTGAAGAGCAAGAGAAACAAGAAGAGGAAGCAAAAGAAGTAGAAGAAAAGAGTTTCCAAGTAGAAGAAAAATCAAAGGAGGAAAGAAAGACTATGGAAAACAAAGAAATGAGAAATACTCAAGAATACATTAATGCTTATGCAGAATATGTAAAAGGAAATGACAAAGAATTACGTGCATTAGTAACTGTAGATGGAAATCCTACAAATAATAGTGCAACAGTAGAAGTACCAGATATGGTATATGACATTGTAAAAACAGCATGGGAAAGAGAAGATTTAATGGCTAGAGTTAGAACTCTATCTGTTAAAGGAAATTTAAAAGTACAATTCGAAGTAAGTGGAAGTGCTGCTGAAGTTCACGTTGAAGGTAGTGGAGCAGTAAGTGAAGAAGAATTAGTTTTAGGAGTTGTATCACTAATTCCAGAATCAATCAAGAAATGGATTTCAATTTCTGATGAAGCAATGGATTTACGTGGAGAAGCATTCTTAGAATATATCTATGATGAATTAACTTATAGAATTGCTAAGAAATGTGCAGATACATTAGTAGCAAAAATAGCTGCATTACCTCAATCATTAACAGCTAATGATGGAGTTTATGACTCAGTATCAGCTAACAAAATTAGTGCAGCACCAGCAATAGGAACTATTGCAAATGCAATTGCTAACTTAAGTGATGAAACAAGTGAAATTACTATAGTAATGAATAAATTAACTTATGGAGCATTCAAAACAGCTCAATATGAAGCTAATTATGCTGCAGATATATTTGAAGGAGCTAAAGTAGTATTCAATAATACATTACCAGCATATGGAACTGCTGCAGGTGGACAAGTATATGCTATAGTAGGAGACTTCAATCATGGAGCATTAGCAAACTTCCCTAATGGAGAAGGAATTGAAATGAAATATGATGACAAGACATTAATGACTTCTGATTTAGTACGTATTTTAGGTAGAAGATATGTTGCTGTAGAGCCAGTAGCTGATAAATCATTCTGCTTAATTGCTAAAGCTGGAGAATAATAGAAAGAAGGTAGACTATGCTAGAAGAAATCAAAAAAATACAAGGTATAAATCATGATGAGTTCGATTCAATGATAACTACATGGATTGAAGCAGCAGAATTAGACCTTAAAAGTATCGGCATAGTCGATACATTAATAGATAATCCTAATAGTTTAATTAAAACTGCAATAATAACTTATGTATTAAGTTTCTTAGATGTTAATAATGCAATTCTATACTCTAATTCATATGCTATACAAAAGGATGTTTTAAGACATACTAAGGAGTATATAGAGAGTGGAATATAGTGAGATTATTTATTTAATTAGTACAGTTAAAACAGAGGATGAGATAGGAAATATTATCAATTCCTCTGAAACTAGTACTAAGTGCTATGCCAAAAAGCAAAGTGTAAAGACTAATGAGTTCTATAGTGCTGTAGAGGTAGGAATGACTCCTAGTTGTGAGTTTGTAGTCAAGAGACTAAATTACAATGGAGAAGAAGAATTAGAATGGAATAATGAGAGATATATGGTAATAAGAACTATTGATCCAAAGAATAAGTTTGACATTGTTTTAGTATGTGCTAGGAAGATTGGTATTAATGGCTAATAACTCAATATTAGATATTAATAAGATACTAAATAGCTATGCAAAGGAAATCTCTAGAGATATAGTAACAGATGCAGAAATAGTCGCAAAAGAAGGAGTATCTGAATTAAGAAATACATCTCCAAAAAGAACTGGAAAATATAGAAAAGGATGGAGAGTAAAAACTAATAGATTAAATAATGGTGGAAGCAGTACTATTTATAATGCTACAGCTCCACAATTAACTCATTTATTAGAACATCCACATTTAAAAAGACATGGTGGAATGACTACTCCAAAAGTACATATAAAACCAGTAGAAGAGGAATGTATAAAAGAGTATGAGAAAAGAGTGGAGAAATCTATTCAAAATGGAGGTTAATATGGAACATAAAGACATATATGACTTATTAAAGACATTAGATATACCAGTAGCATATGACCATTTTGATTCAAATAAAAATGTAAGCCCTCCATTTATAGCATATAGAGAAATAAGTCCAGATACATTTAAAGCTGATGGAATAACATACTATAGACCATATGAGTTTGAAATTGAATTAGTAACTGAAAAGAAAGATGTTGCATTAGAAAAGACTATTGAGGAATTATTAACAAATAATAATATCCCATATGATGTTGAATCAGAAGTATGGGATGAAGATGAAAGAATATATCATAACTTTTATGAAATCTAGTACTGAAAAGTACTTTTTTATTTGAAATATTTTAAGGAGGTAAATTATGGCAAATAAAGTTAAATTTGGATTATCAAATGTACATATTGCAAAAATCACATATGGAGAAAATGGAACAATTACTTATGGAACTCCATTTGCATTACCGGGAGCAGTAAACCTAACATTAGATCCAGAAGGAGAAGCTGCTGATTTCTTTGCAGATAATACTAAATATTTTACTGCAAGTGCTAATCAAGGTTATTCTGGAAGTTTAGAAATTGCTTTAATCAATGATACTTTTAGAACTACAATTCTAGGAGAAACTACTGATACTAAAGGAGCATTAATTGAAAATAAAGATAATACAATTAGTGATTTTGCTTTAGGATTCCAAATCAATGGAGACCAAGCAGATAGAAAATATTGGCTATATAGTGTAAGTGCTGCTAGACCATCAACTAGTTCACAAACTATTGAAAACTCAAAAGAGCCAGTAACTGATACATTAGATATTACTGCTACTGCAAGATTATCAGATGGAGCAATTAGAGTATTCATGGAAAAATCAGCAACAAATGAAACAGAATACAATGGATTCTTTACAGAAGTATATGAAGCACAATAAAATATCTACTCTTATGAGTAGTACAAAGACTACTCTTAATTGAGTAGTTTTTTTAGTATTTATAAGAGAAAGGAGAATAATATGGCTAAGAACATAAAGGGAATAACAATCGAGATAGGTGGGAATACCACTAAATTAGAAGAAGCCCTAAAAGGTGTTAATAAGATAGTATATTCAACAAATAGTGAATTAAGAAATCTTAATCAAGCATTAAAACTAGATCCAAAGAATACTGAATTATTAGCACAAAAGCAAGATGTCTTAAGAAAGAATATAGCAGCCACTACTGAGAGGTTAAACACATTAAAAGAAGCTCAAAGGCAAATGGGAGATTATAACTCATTAACAGAAGAGCAAAAAGAACAATATAGAGCATTATCAGTAGAAATAGCAAAAGGAGAAAATGCTCTAAAAGGAATGAATAGAGAACTTGCTAATTCTGGTAAGATGGATTTTACTAAACTAAAAGAAACTCTAAAGAAAGTTGGAGAAGTAGCAGTAGATGTAGCAAAAAAGATGGCTAAAGTAACTGCTGCAATTGGAGGAGCATTAGCAGGATTAGTAACAGCTGGAGTTAAGTCATATGCTGATTTAGAGCAAAATCTAGGTGGAGTAGAAACTCTATTTGGTAAAAGTGCAGATAAAGTAGTAAAGAATGCACAAAATGCCTATAAAACTGCTGGAGTTAGTGCTAATGAATATATGGCTGGAGTAACTTCATTTAGTGCATCATTGTTACAATCATTAGGTGGAGATACTGCAAAAGCAGCTGATGTAGCTGATATGGCATTTAGAGATATGTCAGATAATGCTAATAAGTTTGGTACTGATATGGGTAGTATTCAAAATGCCTATCAAGGATTTGCAAAACAAAACTATACAATGTTAGATAACTTAAAACTAGGTTATGGTGGAACTAAATCAGAAATGGAAAGATTACTTTCTGATGCTGAAAAACTAACTGGAAAAAAATATGATATTAAAAACCTAAATGATGTATATGAAGCAATCCATGTAATTCAAGAAGAAATGGGAGTAACTGGAACTACAGCTCAAGAAGCAGAAAAAACAATATCTGGATCAGTTAATTCAATGAAAGCAGCATTTGACAATTTCCTAAATGGAAGTGGTAGTCCAGAAGCATTAGCTGAAACAGTTACTAACGTATTTACAAATATAGGACAAGCAATAATCAAGTTAGCACCTAGTATATTGCAAGGTGTAGTTACTTTAATTCAAACATTATTGCCACAAGTAGCACAGTTGCTATTGACTATGATTCCACAGCTTTTGACTGCTATAACAAATATGATAAATGCAATTTTGGAGATGGTAAAATCCAATACTGAAGGTATAAGAAATGCAGTAACTCAGATTATAAACACAATAGTTACTTTTATAACCACTAATCTACCTACAATTATAGAATTAGGATTGCTCTTAATAGAATCATTGGCTTTAGGGATTTCTGATTCAATAGATGTCATCATCCCATCAATAATAAAGTGTATAATGACAATCATTCAAATTTTGACAGAACATCTCCCAGAGATTTTGACTATAGGAATTGAACTATTAGTAACTCTTCTAAATGGAATTAGTTCTGCCATGCCTCAATTGTCATCACAAATCCCAATGATAGTAGAAAATATAGTTTCTGTAATAATTGCCAATCTCCCTATGCTTCTAAAAGCAGCTTTACAACTAATAATTGCTTTAGGTAAAGGGCTAATCGTTTATATACCTACATTGCTAGGTTATGTTTTGAAGCTACCAATTGCTATTGGAAAAGGTATTATTGATGGAGTTCCAAAGATGCTAACTGCTGCAGGACAGTTAATTGCTGGATTGATAAAAGGTATAGGAAACAAGTTATCAAGTGTAAGAGATGCAGCTGGAAAGATAGTTGATAAAGTTAAAAGTGTATTATCTGGATTAGGTAGTAAAGCATTAACTTGGGGAAAAGATATGATAGAAGGATTCAAAGATGGAATCAAAAGAAAGATAAGTGCTGTAGGAGATGCAGTTAAGGGAGTTGCAGATAAAATCAAAAGTCTATTACACTTCTCTAGACCAGATGAAGGACCATTAAGAGAGTATGAGACTTGGATGCCAGACTTTATGAAAGGATTAGCAAGTGGAATCAATAGATACTCTTATTTAGTAACTGATGCTACTTCTAATCTATCAAAAGAGATGACTAATGCATTAGGTATTAATTCTCTTGTAGGAGATGTAAATAGTGCTATGAGTGGATTAAATGCAGGAATACAATCAAGTATCAATCCTACAATAAATCCTAATGTAACAATAGAAAACAACTATAGATTAATGGCAAAAGCAGTAAAAGAAGCTTTAGAAGATATGGATGTAGTAATGGATGATGATAAAATGGGAAGATTTGTTACTAAGACAGTAACTAATGAGATTTATTCTTAGGAGGTGTAATATGAGAAATTATGTAATTATAAATGGAGTTAATTCATTAACAATAAATGGATTAGCAATTAAAGAAATGCCTCCAATATCAAAACCATTAATGAGAACTCAAAGAGAAGAAATAGATGGTAGAGATGGAGATATAATAACTAACTTAGGTTATAGTGCATATGATAAAGAACTAGAGATAGGATTATTTGGTAATTATGATATAAATCAGATCATAAGTTATTTTAATCAAGAAGGTACAATAGTCTTTTCTACAGAAGAAGATAAGTATTATTACTTTAAAATAATCAATCAAATAGATTATGAAAAACTAATAAAGTTTAGAACTGCTAATGTAGT